AAAATTAAAAAAAATAAATAATGAAAAAAAAAAAAAGCCTCCATTGACACTTAAAAAAGATTTAGTTAAAAAAAGAAAAAAAAAAAAAAATAAAAAAGTAGAAGTAGATGACCAAATAGAAGAAATAGATAATGAAATAAAAGAAATAGAAGAAATAGACTTGTGGTTGAAATCAAAAAATTATAAGATTCAACCTGATAAAAAGTACTATCTCATTAATGAATATAAAGAAAAAGAAAAAATAGATAATAAAATAGAAGAAATAGAAGAAATAGAAGAAATAGAAGAAGAAGAAGAAGAAAAAAATTATAATGTTCAACCTGATAAAAAGTACTATCTCATTGAAAATTATGATGAAAAATTTAAAATTATTTCTAATAGTAATATTTTAAAAAAATATAAAGAAAGAGTAGAAGAAATAAAGAATGAAATAAAAAAAGATTTCATAAATGGATCTTTAAGATTTAATGATTTAGAGATGAAAAAAATAGATTCAAAACATGGCAATACCAAAATTAATAAAAATATTGCAGATATGTTAAGATACGAAGAAGATAGAGGTAAAAAATGGGGAAATGGATTAATTTGTAAAAAATGCAAAAAAGCTGGCTGTTTAAATTGTGGAAAAAATGGAGGTAATATTGGAAAAAAAAATTGTAAAACTAATTGTAATAATAAAGATTTATCTCAATTAACAACTTTTATCAATAAAATGATAAGAAATAATTAATTTGTTTTTTAAATGTTTGTGTATTTTGTAAAAAATTAAAATCTCTGTACTATTGTATAATAACACAATGAATTTTAATTTAAATTTTGATGGTGGAAATGAACTTGGTTACATTACTAATGGAAAAAATAAAGGAGAAATAATATTCTTAAGCGATAAAAAAAATGATGATAACAAAAAAATAGATGTTGATGAAATGGCATTATTGATTGAAAATTTATATAAAAATATGGGTGGTAGAATAAACTTTAAACAGCTTCAAGAACTGCAAAACGCAATAGTTGATAAGAAAAAACCTAAAAATAGAGCATTAAGTAGATATTACGAACAAGCTATTAAAATATTGAACGATTCTAAGGGAAAAGAAATTATATTAAATGATGCTAAAATAAAGCCTATGTTTGATATGACAAAAGAAAGACAAGTTTTTATGATAACTGGAATGAGTGGTAGTGGTAAATCCACGTATACAGGAGATTTAATAAATTCTTATAGGAAAGCATACCCTAAAAATGATGTATTTTTATTTTCAAATAAAAATGAAGACCCAGCATTAGATAAATATAAAATTAAAAGAATTCCACTTGATGAGGATTTAATTGAAGAACCTATAACACTAGATGAACTAACTAATAGTTTAGTTATATTTGATGATATAGAGGGAAATATAAATAAAAATATGGATAAAGAAATGGATAGATTGAGAGATTTAATTTTGCAACAGGGAAGAAGTTATAAAATATCATTTGTATATATTTCACATCTAGCCAATAACTATAAGCAAACAAGAACTATTTTAAACGAGTGTAATGCTATTACTATATTTCCAGCAATGACAACAAAATATGCCCTTAAATATCTATTAGAAAAATATTTTGGATTTGATAAAAATGATATTAATAAAATAATTAATCTTAATTCAAGGTGGGTTACTATATATAAAGCTCCCATAACTGTTTTATATTCTGATGGTTGTTATATTTTATAATTAATATGTAACTTAATAATATATGGATAAAATACAAAAAAAAATAAAAAATGCTCTGTCAGGAGATGATATTACAAACGCATTGAATGGAAAAGTTAAAGTAATTTTATATAGTTCACTTAGTAAATATAAAACTATGGAAGAATTATTAGGAAAATATAAAAAAGTAGTTTTATTATACCAATCTTCGTCTAATTTTGGGCACTGGTGTTGTCTGTACGAATATTGTGGAACTATATGTTTTTTCGATTCATATGGTATAGTTCCAGACGATGAATTAAATTATATGAGTAAAGAAATGAACAAAAAATTAATGCAGGATTGTAGATGGTTAACACATCTATTATATGAATCATGTAAAACTGTTCAATATAATGAATATCCACTACAACAATTAGGACCTGAAGTAAATACTTGTGGAAGATGGTGTATTATAAGACTAAAATATACTGATATATCTATTGATAACTTTCATAAATTATTTACTTCATTTAAGGATTATAAACCAGATTATTTGATAACTCTTGTGACATAATTTTATTTTCATTTTTTTTATCTTCATTAATAATATATTAACTATGTATAAATTATTACCTAATAATAATTACAGTGATTCTGGAGAAAAAAATATTTATTATAATGTAAAAATTGAAAATAACTATAGAGGAATACTAGAAAATCCAATTGATGCTGTATACAACAAACAAGAAACTATAATTTTAGATAAACAAAGTGATTATCAGATGGGTATATATCATTGGTCATTGAGAGGACAAATACCTTTATTTATATGTCCTGCAAATTCTACATGGACCCCACCCAATCCAACCGTAAAAGTAGCTACAAATTCTAGTATTGCTGTCGTATGTGTTTTTACAATACCAAGTACTGTAGGTTTGCTTACTAATGATTATGTTAGAATTGAAAGAGTAAACGGAATAGGATGGAGAGCATTGAATAATAAATACTGGAAAGTAACGGTTATAAATGCTACTACTTTTTCAATTGTCTTTGATTCAACCGCTTTAGGTGCCCCATTAGTTCAACCTAATATTTATTTTATGGGTAATGGTCATACACCATTTGGAATTAATTATAGGGTTGATAATAATAATTATCCAATAAGATTAAAATATTTCCCTGATTCAGTAGCTGGTAGTTATAATATACCAACAGGATATGACGATAATTCAACAGAATATTTTTATATTTATACATTCCAAAAATTTATAGATATTGTAAATGATGCATTAAAAGAAGGATATGAAGAATTAGCAATTGGTTCTCCAGGTGTTCATACTGGTCCTCCTTGGTTTCAGTATGATGAAGGACCAGGGATAATATCTTTAATAGCAGAATATGCTTATAGCCAAGCTGGATCTGAAGTTTATTGTAATTCTCTACTATATAACTATTTTGAAACAATAAGAGTTGATTTTAATGGATATAATAGGTCTAACTTTTCGGATTATAGATTTATGTTTGAGGTATTAGATGGAAATCAAAATGGTTATGCTTTACCACCACTTCCTGTGTTAGCTATACCTGATTATTTAAAATATGATCAGGAATATGATGCTAGATTTTTATGGGGAAATATAAAAGCTATTGTTTTTACTTCTTCTAGTATAGGATGTAGACAAGAATATATACCACCTATTGGATTATTAACGAACGTTAATGCAACATTTAATCCTCCTACAATGTCTATACTTTCTTATTATAGTATTATATATGGTTCAGGTGGTGGTAATGCTGCTAATTGGAGACAAGATTTATACTACGAACCTAAATTTATCAAATGGATCGATTTAATTGATAACGGAACACTGACAAACATAAATATTAAAGTATATATGCAAACTAACACAGGAGCTCTAATTCCTCTTAAAATTCCTATAAATGCATCTGTAGATATGAAATTTCGTTTTAGAAAAAAACAATAAATTATAAAATATCCTGCAAAAATTGATATTTATTTATAATATTTTAATATAATATTTAAAAATTTATTATCTCATTATATATTTATAATATAATGTCCAATAACTTTACAAATTCAATAAGACCACTTGAACTAGAAAATGTTTTAGATCCCAGACTTGAGTGTATGGACTATTCACAAAGAAAGTTTAAATGGGGTATATTCAAAGGTGTAAGTAACACAAATAGTGTACAACAACAAGCTAATTCATATTCAGATTCTGGTGTGACATGGAATTTTAATACTCAATCTGATACATCTATAATTGACCGTAGAATTTACATAAAAATGCAATTTCAGGTAACTTTTATTGGTGTTAGTCCAGTTGGTCAACCGCTATTAAATACCGAAAGTGATGCATTGAGAGCTTTTCCTTTAGCTTCAATTACTCAATCATTGAAGGTAACAATCAATGGAACTTCAATTGAGATGCAATATGCAGACTGTCTCGAAGCTATGTTAAGATATAATGCAGAATATGAAACTTTTAATTATGATTTATCTGGAACTCCAAATACTTTAGATAACGCACAAAATTATTCTGATATGGTTGGAGGTGTACGTAATCCACTTTCAGGTATTCAAAATGGTTCATATCAATTTGGTAGAGGTAGTTTTCAAATGGATAGTATTGTGAATCCTGTCAGTCCTGATGGAGTTACTCCTACAACTAGTGTTGTTAGATTTACTATCGTTGAACCTATTCTTGTTTCTCCTCTTCTTTACAATTCAGCAGACCTTAAATCTGGTTTAACTGGTGTTAAAAATATGGGTGTTCAACTATCATTTAAAAATGGTCAAACAAATAGGGTGTGGTCTCATGCTCTTAATGCTGGTGTTACTATTACAAGTGCTACTACTAATGTTGGTGCTGGTGTTCCAACTGACAATCCTGAGTTACTTGTTTCATATTTGACTCCTCCACTCATTGATTTAGGAAGATTACCTGCAGAAATTAATTACGAATATTATAAAGTTGATAGTTATATTAATGACCAAAATTCAAATTTAGGTATTGGTTCTTCTCAATCATATACTAATAATGCTATTCAGTTATCAACTGTTCCAAAAAGTATTTATATTTGGGCTTCTTTACCAAATTCTAGCAAAACTTATACAACTTCAGATACATTTTTTAGAATTAATTCTTTGTCACTTAATTATCTTAATGTCTCTGGTCAATTCTCAACTATGACAGAATCAGATTTATTTAATATGTCGATTAAAAATGGTTGTAAAATGAACTGGGTTGAATGGCATGGGGCTTCAACTGATTTAACTTCATCCTCAGAAATTGGACTTGTTGGAGGTGTTTTACGTATTGATACTTCAGATTTAGCTATGCCTTCAAATATGGCTTCTGGATTAAACACTAATAGTCAATTATCTTATACACTTAATATTACAAATGTTGATAGATTGGCAGCAAAAGGAGTGCAAATTAATACTGTTTTAGTATATGATGGACTTATGACTATCGATAGAAATAATGGTACATGTAATACACAAATTGGGGTTATTGATGAATCAGATGTTATTAAAACAAGATTAGATGGTGAAACTGTTTCCTGGAAATCTGCTAAAAATATGTATGGTGGTTCTTTCTTTAGTAATATGGGACATGTAGCCTCAGAAATTGGTAAATATGCTAAAAAAGCATGTGATTTAGGAAAAGCAGTTAATTTTGGTGGTGAATTAATGTATGATGGAGGAGCTTATGCTGGAGCAATGATGGGAGGTAAAAATTGTCCAAAGGGTCAGCGTAAAGCATGTAGACCTAAGGGTGGAGCTGTTATGTCTAGACAGGAATTACGGGCTCGATTATTCGAATAAATCAATTTTTACTTAATTTAATTTAATTTTAATTTTAATTTTTTTCTTGCTATATATTATAAAAAAATATATGTCTTCTCATTATTTAAATCAATTACTTCCTCAAGAAAATATATCTGTAAAATGTGAAAATTTGGTAGCAGAAAATTTGGTAGCAGAAAGTATCTCTGTTTCTAATATTATCGTCACAGATGCATCAACATATGAAGCTGTGGCAGCATCTGTTGGTATAAATTGGAGTACATCAATAACATCCAATTCAAATGCTGGAGTAATTACATCTGGTGTCTTAACTTTGGCAGCTAATACTTCTGCAGTTTGCATAGTTAATAATGATAAAATTCTAAGTAATAATGATCTAGTTATATGTTCAATTAGTGGATCTCATTCATCTACAGGTGAATTTTTTGTAAATGTTGTTAATGTAAGTACAGGAGCATTTAGTATTAGACTTACAAATGTTAGTAGTACTACTCCATTAAATGGTGCTATATCAGTATCGTATAAAATATTTCCTATTGTTATAGTTGCCTAATTTATTAAATTTTTAAAATTTTTTATGTTATCCTATATTATAATAAAATTAATATAATATGTCTGGTTCTGTTATATATGGTTATGATACCGTAACAAATACTCATCTTCCTGTAGAAATTAGTAGTACAGGAAATTTAGAAGTAGTTGAAACTAACTCTTCTTCAACTTTGACTAGTTTACAACTATTAGATGATACTGTAAACATCTTAGGAACTGATACATACTTAGAGTCTACAAGTAAAGGACTTTTAATAGGTGTTGTTAGAAATGATGTTCTATCAACGCTTGCCGACAATGATAATGAAATAACATCTCTCCAAGTTAATTCAGACGGTGCATTATATGTCGATATATCTTCAGCATCAATTGTAGTTGATACTGAATTTCCTCCTGCATCTAGTATAACTGATAATTTTGCAAATCCTTCAACGACTTCAGTTATTGGTATGAATATGGTATGGGATGGTGCAACATGGGATAGATTACCAGGAAATTTAACTGATGGAGCATTAATTAATTTAGGTTCTAATAATGATGTTACCGTAACTTCAGGAGCGATTACAGAAACTAATTCAACAGCTATATTGTCGGATACATCTTCTCTAGACGGTAAAATTATAGCATGTAATACAGGTGCTGTAGTTATATCAAGTGGTAACGTTGGTATAACTGGTTCTGTGTCTGTTGACCTAGGAGCAAACAATGATGTTACTGTAACTTCAGGAGCGATTACAGAAACTAATTCAACAGATATATTGTCAGATACATCTTCTTTAGATGGTAAAATTATAGCATGTAATACAGGTGCTGTAGTTATATCAAGTGGTAATGTTGGTATAACTGGTTCTGTATCTGTTGACTTAGGAGCAAATAATGATGTTACTGTGACTTCAGGAACAGTAACAGCAAACGCAGGTACTAATTTGAATACATCAACATTAGCAGTTGAAACTGGTGGAAATTTACAAATTTTATCTGATTGTGTTTCAGCTAATATTCTTGCTGTTACTCAAAATGGTACTGTTACAATTGAAAGAAATCCATTAGTTACCGGCACTCAAGGTAATATGTGGAATGCATTATCTGTTTCGGCAACTGCTACTTCAACAGCAATTGATACTCAATATTTAAAAACAATTGACATTATTGGAAATATTAATGCTGCATGTACTTTAACAGTACAATTATCTCAAGATAATAGCACATGGTATGTTTCAACCACAAGTGGTTATTATTCATCTGGTAATTTTCATATATCATTAACTACTGGAGTTAGATATGTACGATTATATACTGCAGATGATGCAATAATTACTGCAACATTATGTGCAATTGAATAATAAATTTAAAATAATAGTTTATTATATATGAATATTCAAAAATCAACAAGAAAAGATAAAAAGCTTATGGTTATTTCTCCAAAAGGTAAATTGATTCATTTTGGGTCAAGAACAATGGAACACTATAAAGATAAAACTGGAATATGGAAAACTAAGGACCATTTAGACCCAAAACGACGTAAAAATTATTTGGCGAGGTCAAAAGGTATCAAAGATAAAAACGGAAAATTAACATATAATGATGAAGAATCCGCAAATTATTATTCAAGAAATTATTTATGGTGAATAATAAATATGATAGTTAATGATATATAAAAATTAGAATAAATCGTTCAACTTGAAGCATAAAAAAAATTTAATTTCCTCGTTAATTCCTGCATATCGTTAAAAGTCTCTTAATTTTCCCTATATTTTCCTACTATTTTTAAAATGATGTAAATAATTTTAAAAATCCTTCTAATCTCATATAGATTATCATTAATTCGTGCA